CTGTTGTTAAACCAGAGAAATTAGAAGTTAAACTACTACAATTCAAAAAACAAAAATTATTTACTGTAGTTAAATTAGAAAAAATTGGATTAGTTAAACCAATACACTCAGCTAAACAATATTCCCCTGCTGTGATTAAGTTTGAAAAATCGGGATTGACTAAACCATAACATTGATAAAAACAATAATTACCTGCTGATGTTAAACTAGAGAAATCTGGATTAGTTAAACTAGTACAATTTTGAAAACAATATTGACCTACTGTTGTTAAACCAGAGAAATTAGAAGTTAAACTACTACAATTCAAAAAACAAAAATTATTTACTGTAGTTAAATTAGAAAAAATTGGATTAGTTAAACCAATACACTCAGCTAAACAATATTCCCCTGCTGTGATTAAGTTTGAAAAATCGGGATTGACTAAACCATAACATTGATAAAAACAATAATTACCTGCTGATGTTAAACTAGAGAAATCTGGATTAGTTAAACTAATACAATCACTGAAACACTCATCACCTGCTGAAGTTAAACTAGGAAAATTTGAAGTTAAACCAGTACAACCTTGAAAACAATTATTACCTGCTGATGTTAAACTTGAAAAGTCTTGATTAGTTAAACTAGTACAATTTTGAAAACAATTATTACCTGCTGTTGTTAAACCAGAGAAATTAGAAGTTAAACTACTACAATTCAAAAAACAAAAATTATTTACTGTAGTTAAATTAGAAAAAATTGGATTAGTTAAACCAATACACTCAGCTAAACAATATTCCCCTGCTGTGATTAAGTTTGAAAAATCGGGATTGACTAAACCATAACATTGATAAAAACAATAATTACCTGCTGATGTTAAACTAGAGAAATCTGGATTAGTTAAACTAGTACAATTTTGAAAACAATAATTACCTGCTGATGTTAAACTAGAGAAATCTGGATTAGTTAAACTAGTACAACCACTGAAACACTCATCACCTGCTGTAACCAAATTAGGTAGATTTATATTAAATATTTCTATACAACTATTAAACACTCTGTTTCCAGCAGAAATTATAACTCCATTATCAATTATTGATAAAATATTTGTATTAGAGGAAAATAGATCATCGTTTAATGCTATATTAGCACCACCAATTAATTCTACTGAATTATCATTAACACTTACTGAAGTAAAAGCAGTACTAGTATTAGGCAGATCAAAGAATGTATTCCAATCTGAAACACTTAAAGCATCTGCAACTGGAACATTTATAATATCATCCCAAGTTAAAGATAATGATAATGCTATAGGTGGTGATGGGTTCAAATTTGTGCCTTGTCTAACCCTTCCTTGCAATGCAAGTGTTAGTGAATTATTCATACCTAGTAGTATAAATAAATATCAGTAGCGGTAGTTCCGGTAGCAAGTACGCGAGATACCAAACACTTCGACATTTCTTTTGCGTCAAAAGCAAGTACCAATGAAGCATTTCCATACGCATCAACTATCGCCACATTTCCGGCAGTACCTCGAACTTCAATCCATCCAACGGCAGGAAGTAAATTTGTATTATGAGGAGTTACTGCCACACAACCTCCAGGCACTCCAACTGCCGGACGTAAAAAGTCCTGAAGTAATGCTAATACCTGATCTTTTGTGTAAGCGGTTCCGGCTTCATTGGTGATAGATGTATACTTGACACTCAATATACTTTCCATTGTGGGTTTTAAATTCAGCGTGATGTAAGTGCCATCTGCTGTTTCAACTGCGATACATGAGCCTGCATCGAGGGTATATTTAGCGTCGCCAACTACTACCCATTGCGTTCCTGATTTATAAATTGCTGCCATAGTGTTGATATAAGTATTAATAATGATGTAAAGATAATAAAAATATACACTAATTTAGCTGTTGATAGTATAACACACTTCCAGCCTTCGCAGTTATAGCGCTACTCAATACTTCGCTTGCAAACCTAGCAATGAAAGTACAGTCTGCTGATGGCACAAAATACCCCTCCATGATTGCCATATTATTCGTAGTTGCAGCACTTGTTGCATTCGCTGCTGATGGGCTATCGAATACTTGTATTAAGGCATTTCTTGTCGTTGTAGTAGTAGTTAATGAATATTCCGATACCATACTAAGATTTGCTGCCGTACCCGCGCTAGCATTTACCGCCCACCTAGAACCAGTAGATGTTGCTGCGGATGTATAGTAAATAACAAATTTAAAGTAATACATCTTGCCTGCAAGCATAGAACAACTTAATCCTGTAACGTCAGCTATCGTATTAGCCACTCCGTTGTTATTAATTACATCCGATCCTAGTACTACCGTAGTCCATCCAGAAGAAATAGCATTTGCCCCTTGATTGATAGATAATTTCCTTGCTCCGGTACTGGCTGTGACATAAAATCCTTCTCCATCTTGATAAACTATAGTTTCGTTGGGAGCTAAAGTTGCTTTAAATAAGGTATATGTCGTTCCATTGGCATTAAATCTAACGGTAATAACTGCATTTACTGTATCTGCATTGAATACATTAATTTCATCAATAATTCTCTGGGTGGATGATGCCGGAGAACCAGTTATGTCTACTGCCGTACCTGAGTTAGTATTTATCAATGTACGACCTGCAATAAAGGTTGTAGCTGTTCTATCTCTCCAAGAACAATAACATGGAAGTTGATTTGTAGTGATTGTACCACCAAGAATTACTTCGATTTTGTCGGTCGTCGTATTTAAAATTTTCATATTAATCCTTCTATTTGTTGTTGAGTTAAAAGATTTGATACCTCTGATTGCTTTGTGTATGTTTCGTAGGTATTCACTGATAATGCTACTGCAATTCTATTTTCATCCGTAATTAAATAAGGCTCACCTTGAATTAATCCACTCGCTGCTTTCTGTATTTCAAGATTAGCTCTAGTAGTCCGAAGTATTTTTATTATATGTCCGCGAGCCATGCTTTATATATTAAAATGTTCCGCCATCAACAGTAGCCACATCAAGAGTAACGAATCCACTTCCACTATCTTTTGTCATAGACAATCCTGTTGACATACGAATAATACCGTCAGTTCCATTCGTCCCATATATGTACCCAGAAGTTCCTCCAGCGACGACAGCTACCTTTTCATCAGAATCAGACGATGGAATATTTAACGCAGTCTTAAATGCGTTGAATGTTATTTTCTTTTCTTTTGGTGCTGCTGCCTCTGATGCGTCATGTATTAATATTAAATCATCCGCACCACTAATGGATGCGAGCGTAGTCAAGTCATCAATAGCTGGAACTATTGGTAGTTTTGTCGTTGCATCCGTAGCTATATGCAGAGTTCCGCGATCAGTAGTTACCATCAACTCACCAGCCAGCATTCCGGTAGTTGGTAAGTTTGCTTTCGCACCACGCTTGATTTGAATCCGTTGAGTTCCCATAGTATTTATTTAATTAAATGTTCCGCAATCTATATCGTTTAAATTAAGATTTTCCCTTGCCTCAAATCTTGCTTGTTCTGTACTAAATTCAGCAAGTCTTCCAGAAACTACCAGCGCATCTTCTAGTCTACCTTTATCCCCATTCTCAAATTTAAACGCCTCTGATGCTAAAAATAACGGTTCTGCTGCCGGAACTTGATCTGGAATGATGCAAAACCCGTTATCTACTGCTAATTTAAGTAGTATTGGTTGAGCTATGTTCAATTTAATGAGTACATCGCTCATACTATAATTGTTTTTGTGATTACAAATGATCCATGTCCGATAGTAATCGGAGTGCTTACCTTCAATTCCCAATAATGAGTTCCTGGATAGTTTTGCGTATCTGAAGGAATCAATGGTATGGTAATTACTTGACCTGAAATAGTTATATCAGGTGACACCTTTTTAAGTATGGTCTTTCTATTTTTATCAATAACTTCAAACTTAGCAGTCTTTCCGCTCATTGAAAGCACATCTGGAACTGTGAAAGTTATGTCAGCCAAATCTCCTGCTTGGCGAGTTATAGTAATTTCGTTTGCAATTAGATAGGTTGCCATAATGTGAGTGTTGATGTTGGAGCAAAGGTAATAAAAAGAATTTACAAATATTCAAGTCCTTATTTATGACGTGCGGCTATAAGAACTCCAATCCCGAAAAGCCCTTGGATTGCTTCTTGTCGAGTTCGAAAATCATGCGGTAGGCTACGGCTTCGAGAAAGTCGGGGGAAATACCGCCGAGAATTTTCTTCATTTCCTTCTTGTTCAACATCTTTGTCTTTCCGGTTGACTCAGCTTGCATGAGCGCGCGACGTTCGTTGTGAAGTATTTCCTTGAAGGAAAGTTTCGCTTTAGTAGTTCCCTTACCGTAGTTAAATAATTTCTCAGCAGCATTTGGAGAACAGGTAATTTTTTCTTCGATAAGGTATTTCGCTAGCGTGTACATCAGTTGGCTTTTCAGATTGTCATATGCAATCTCTTTTCCTAAAGGGGCAGCCATAGCATTGATAGGAATGGATCTTTTATAGCAGGTCAAAACTTGTCCATTGCCCACGTTGTCAAACGAGCAGTTGTTTTCACGGACTCCGTATTCTGCAAACGTAGAAGCCACTAATGCAATCGCAGCACCGGAGTCAAGTCGCTCCCTGCAAATAACATCAACGATATGGAGATTATCCCAGATTATCATAATAAAATTATCCAGTCCGAGTAGGGCTACGTCGATTGTCATGTATTTTACGCCATTTGTTTCAGCACGTCTATCGGTATCAAACATCCGATCCATGACATTACGCTTAACCATCTCGACCCCATCCGCACGAACATTCCAGTTGCCATCTAAGTTTCTGGCGATAGCTGCCGATCCTCCAGCTGCAATATTGGCTATGTATGAAGGTTGGCTTTCTAAAAGCTTTTTATTTTGAGCGACATCTCCCTTTACAAATTTCAAGGACTTTATGAGGTCGAATTTGGTTAATCCAGAAGCATAGAACTCGTCACGCCAAGCAGAGTCTATATAATTCTGTGCTTTTTCATAGAGTCTTTCTTTTGACTCTGCCCATATAATATCAGAAACGTCCTGACCATATACGTAAAAATAAATAGTCTGGCAGTCTCTTTCTGGAATTATATAACCATCTTCTCCGATGTAAAAGTCTAAAAATGGGCGAACCCAACTTTCATTATTTGGGTTAAGTGTCCCCACAATCCTATTGCGGATGCCAGAGCTATTCCTATTCGATTGCATTAGTTTTAAGAAGGTTGGGAAGGATATTTGGTCGATCTCGTCTATATAGATAGCTGGAACTTCTAGTCCCTTAAATCGACGCTCAATATTTTTTTCATCTTCATTGGCAAGGTGGTCAAACACGATGTACGCGCCGGAAGGAAATACGAATTTTAGTTTCGTACCTTTTGCTCCTAATAATGGAAATATTGCAGATGCCTTATCATATAGCCCACCTTTTTTCTCTAATTCTCCGGTTTCTTTTCGGAAGTACATTGCTCCGAAATTGGGATTTGAGATGTCGTAAAGGCTATCTAATATAAGCGCAAAGCTCTTGCCACCTCCTCTGTTTGAACCACATAGCGTAATATCAGCATCGCTTAAAAGAACTTCTTCCTGAAGACCCAATTGGGGACAAATGTCCTCATCTCGAATATTTAGTTGTTCACGAAAAACTGGTTCAGCAACTTCTTTGACCTTTTTTGCCATCAATCATTTTTTGATTTGAGGCAAAGGTACTAAAATATATTTTGCGAATTTGATATGTTTAAAAACATTGCTACATTTGTGCAATAAATTAAATCCAACATCCGTGAAAGAAAAAATCTTAGCACAATTAAAACTTGCCTGTGGTGAAAAAACCTCAGTATCCGACCGCACACTAGATAAACTAGCTACCACCCTATCACTTGGAGTTACTGACGAAACTTTGATTCCTGGTATCATAGAAGCCCAAAAGCCATTCTTACAAGAGCTTGATGGAAACATTTCTTTTATCGCTGCAAAAGCTGTTAAAGAACATGTTCCTCCAACCAATCCGCCTGCACCTCCTGCAAACCCACCTGCTCCACCTGCTCCAACAAACGACGAACCTTCATGGTTCACTGAATGGAAGAAAAAGCAAGAGGAAGAAGTTTCAGGGATTAAATCTCAGTTAGAGACTAAATCCAAACAAGAGGCATCGGCAGCACTTGTATCAAAGGCGAAAGAAGGTTTTCTATCTAAATTTAAAGTAAGCGATACGGAGAAATCTTTATTCGAGAAAGCGGTTGCCATCGAACTGCTGACCAACACTACTCATGCAGACGAAGAGTCCATGATAAATGGCTTCAAGTCACAGTATGAATCACTCAGGTCAGTAATCGGACTGCCATCCATTGAAGTACAAGCTGCTTCTGCTGGTGGTGATAAAGGTTCAAATCCAATGCTCGATGAATTAAGGTCTGATCTGGTCGCTCAGGGCAAATTGCCACAACCAAAACAATAAAATTATAACCCATGAGTACAGGAAATGCTTACGGAAGAAAGACCACTGAATTTGGTGGTGGGATACCCGTATGGAGATCAGTTGATCCGAATGGCAAGTGGCAAGGTGGAGGCGTGATCGCCAATTTACCTGCTGCTGGCACTGTCATTGCTGCCGGACATCCGGTTGAGATCGACACAGCAGCGCACACTGCAAAATTGTGTAATGTTTTTAAAGTATATGAAGCCATTGACGCTTCTGCAACCGCACTGAAAATTACAGTTCTCCCAGGATTGCCTCGTTTGAAAGCAGGTAATTTTATCATGGTTCCTCCAGCAGCATCTACCGGAACTGGTACTGCTATCACTGTTGGTACTGTAACCCAAGGAACTGCATTTGACACCATTACTATTGTAGCAAATTCATTAGGTGCATTAGCAGTTGATTCTTTGTTAGTTGAAGCTGCTGCAACTGGTGGTACTAAAGCTCAGTATGCTGTTCCAAATGCACTTGTTTACGAAGATGTGTATATTGAAACTGCAACTACTGTTGCTACTTGCGCAGGCGTTCATACCGGAACTGTATATGCAGAACGTACTCCTTTAATGAGTACAGGCATCAAGGCAGGACTTACCACAATTAAATTTGATAACTCACACTAAAATCCACTACCATGCAAAGAAATCAGGCTTATTATGACATTATGGCGTATGGATTGGCCGGAGTAGAGTATCAAGAATTTGTGAACACACTCCTTGCCGATAAATACAATGCGCCTCAGACTGAAGGTTTCGTTTGGGATGATAACATCCAGATCGACTTTACTTATCGTCAACTTGAAGCAGAACTTGGAATTTATGCAATGGCAACTTTCGTTGACCTTAGCTCTCCAGGTGGAACTCACGCAAACACTTCTGCAACCGTTTCTGAAGGACAAATTCCACGTTTCAAACATGGATTTATCATGGACGAACGTCAGATTCGTGAACAGATGATTCTCGCTCAGAGATTCGGAAATATCACCCCTGTCATGCAGAAACAGTTGGCTAAAATATTATTCAACTCTACCGACAAATTGATTGGTGGTAACTACAATACTTTGACCTATATGCGTCACCAAGCAGTATCTACCGGACAGTTCGCAATCACTTCTACCAATAACCCAGGCGGTATTGCAAATTTGACTTTCGACTTCGGTATTCCGGCAGCTAACAAGAAAAAAGCTGGTGGATTTGGAACAAACGGAACAAAATATGTTTGGACTGACTTGGTTAATTCAAACCCAATCGGTGACTTGATGGACATGGTTCGTTACGCAAAAGTGAATATGATTCCTGTTGCTGACGGTACTTTCGAAATGTCTGAAGCATTATACAACTCTTTCCTTTTCCATCCAAAGGTAAAAGAAAAGATCGCTGTATTCCTGAACGCAAATGCTAACATTTCGAATGTTGCCAATATGCTGATCGGAACTACTGCTGTAAATGCCTTCATGACTGAGAATAGACTTCCTCAGATCACTGTTATTGACTCAATGGTGTCCGTTGATAAATACAATCCGCTGACCCGTGCTGTTGAATATACTCAGATTCGCCCATTTGACGAAGCTGTTGTTGTTCTTCGCCCATCTGGATTACTTGGAACAATCAAGGCCGTTGAGCCTATTATTATTCCTGATCCGGCTGCACGTATCGCAACCTTTGATGGTGGACGTACTGTGTTAACTCAGACTTTCGATGCTAAAAACAAGATTCAGTATATCGAATCCGAATTGACTGCATTGGTTGTTCCTAACGTTCCAAAATACATTCTGCAATTAACTACTGACGAAGCAGCTTCCTAATTATGACTATAATTGAAGATTACCTAAACGGATTATTTGCTGATGATTTCTCAGCCAAGAACATGACATCTGTACTCCTAAAGCGAGGTATCTCTGTCGGTGCTGATATTCTTGATGTAGATAATAGAAGTAAAGAGTTGGCTCAGGCTGACCTTTACATGGTATTATTCAATAAGCTAGGAAAAGGAAGCGAATCTGTTTCAAAGGGAAATTGGAAAAGAAGCACTGGAGGAGCTAATATTAATTCGACTGATAGGAGTGCCTATTTGGCGGCTGCAAATCTTATCTACAAGAAATATGGCGAATCCAATGCTTTTTATGGAATGAAAGACGGCACAAATCTTTGGTAATATGTCAACGACACTAACAAATCCAGAATATCCACATTTTGCTGAAATCAGCAGAACCGCCTCAGGAGTTGAGCCTCCATTCGAAACAACCACGACTGTAATTTGGTCGGGTGAAGTTGATTGTCAGGTTCGGACAAGTGGTGGTACTACAATGAAAGACGATGTGTTTGTTAGCGACTACACAATTTATTGTCAGTGTATACCTGATACGATTCTGAAAGGAGATCAGATTGATGTCACTTTGAAAGAAGGCGACGATCCGATTAAATGCAAGATCGAACAGTCAACCACTGAAGATGTTTGGGAAGTCGATGGAGTGAAGTATGGAACGACAATTTGGGCAGATAAAGTTAGCGCATGAAAAATGAACAGGTCATAACGCAGGGAATCTCGAAGGCAAGAGAAATTATCCGGAGACGGTATCTCAACGCCTTAAAAGAAACTGCTTTTGATCTGGTTAATTTGACTGACGTTGCTGTATGGACACACAACTTGTGGGATTCTATTGGATGTGGGATTTATGAAAATGGCAGTTTGATCGAGTATCACGTACCGCCAAAATTAGCAGTTGATCCCAGATCGGGTGCTGATGAATATCCCAGAGAAGCTAGAAAAGACCAATCAAGTGCAATGCCTATATTCAAAGTTGCAGGAGTTGATGCTGAAAAGGCGTATTGGGGGCAAGATGAATTGTTTGATATGCTCAATGACCCTCCTTTAGATGTTCGCAACTGCACAGGATTTGCTCTATATTATGTCGCTGCGATGCCATACGCACAGTATGTTGACAAAAGATACAATGTTACTAATGAAGAAATGATGAAACCATTATTTTATCAGCACATTAAAATTCCTAAGTGATGAACAAAAACGATACTGATCCTGAAAAAATAAAAGCAGTCCTTTGGCATCTGGTCAACGACTCCGGAGCTTCTGCCAATATATTCACGACCAATAGACCGCAAAATTCATCGCTTGAAGATTTTGTTGTTGTTGATGTTAATGGTGTGATTCGTGATGGCTTTGTGGATAATGGTAGTTCATATAAAGCAAATTGCATTTGTATGATTCAATTGTTTGCAAAGGATATTAACCTTAATGGAACAGAGAACATGACAAAACTATCCGAGATGTACGAAGCATTGATGGATATATTGCCATACGACGCTGCTCCATATAGGTTTACAAAGAAAAATCAAGTGGGTAAAAGGGATTCATCCGGATTCCATGCAACGCTTGTAAATTTAGATTGTTCAATTTATTAAAACTTAATATTATGGCTGGAAACGTTGCTTTTACTGGTACTCTGATTTCTCCAACCGACCTTATGGCTGTGTACATCGCAGACAGGGCAGCAGTTGGGGCAGGTACTACTTGGAATGAGGCTTTTTACACGCTGAAAAGCTCATTATCTATCGACCAGGCTCAGGGTGCAAAGACGGAAACTTTTGTGGATCAGAAGGCTGCTCCGATCAATGTATCGTATGCCTCTGGATCGTTCGGATTCACTTTGCGTATTCCTGATGTCAGCAATGACATTCTTGGATTATTCTACAGCGATATTGCCGTTACTGCTCCAACATTGTTTGAATCTGGGTACACCGCAACTGGTTATTCTTCTCAGATCATTCCATCAGTGAAGATGATTAAATTCATGTACAAAGAATGGGGATTGGTTTTCACTCACGTAGAACTTGTTTCCGTATGGAAGAAAACTGGTGCTGAGTCTTTCACTCTGGATGTAACCGGAACTGTATTGGCTGGTGATTCTGCTGGTGAACTTGCTGACTTTGTAGCATTAACAAAAACTCCGTAAGATGAGTAAGAATAGGCATTACATCAAACCGACAATAGAGGTCAAAAATGAAGTGATTCCTATTGCTGAGGATTTGAAGGTAGAAGTTGAAATGATGTTTATTGTAAAAGTGGCAGATGGTTATTTGAAAGAATGGCATCCGTTTACTTTGACCAACAATAAATCTACTGCGATACGAATACCGGAAGGAGTTGCTGATGGGTACGCTAATTATATCCGAATGTGCAAACATAAAGATTCGAGTATTGAACCCGTATAAATCAAAACCCTTGTAGAAATACAGGGGTTTTGTGTTTTATAGCATATACCCATGAATCCCTAAAATATTTTGTATATTTGTGGTGAACTAAAACGGAAAAAAATGGAAGAAAAAACCAAATCATGCAAAAATTGCATACATCTTGGCATTGAAGAAACATTCACTGACGCCCAGAAAGAATCTATTTGCACTCGCCTCGTATGCACTGTCGATCCGACATATTCAACTAGATTTGTTTTATGTAATAGGCACGAGTTATTGCAATCAGAAAAAACAATTCCCTACGAAATCAAGATTGATTCGTCAGGACTTGGCGTGATGTTAAAAAACTTTGCAGTTACGTTGGAGGCTAATTTCAATCCAGAAAAAATCCAACACAATGCAATTGCAGCCAGAGAAATAGACGAGCTTGTCTTGGAGTTGTCGGAGAATGGATACGATAAAAAATACCATACTTGGGACAACTGGAAAGAAAACTTTATGAGCTATTCATTGAAAAGCGAATCATGGATTGGGAGCATTAGGCAAACTATCAATGGCATGATCAATGAAATTAAGCGGTTGGAAAAAGATAATGAAGAATTGAAAGGGAAAATCATATTTGACGTTGACTTTCTCGGTTGGATGGATGGCGAGGCTAATATACTGCCAAAAATAAAAGACGATCAGGAGGCACGAATAGTATATATTGATCGTAATTTTTATTTTTTTAAGAATATGACAGACCTGTATAATATTTGGAATAATTTGATAAGACCTAAAACTAAATAAAATGGAAAAGAATGGACTTGAATTTGGAAATCTGCTTATAGACAAAGATGGTAAGGAAAGACCAATCGTAACAATCGAAGTAGATGGAGTGAAATTCTTTAAGTATTACTTGAATGGAGTTGATAAGAAGAGCGGACGAAAGACGGGAATTATTGATGAAGAAATCACTCCGTTTGAATTAATTAATCCCATCCCATTAACAGAGGATTGGCTAAGAAGATTTGGGTTTAAAGAGTCGAATCTTGCGCTACTAGGGTTTAATGGCATTGAATTGCTTCGTAGAGATGGGGGGTATTTATATTGGAACTCGATACCATCAGATCGTGTAATTAAATACGTTCATCAACTTCAAAACTTATATTTTGCATTAACGGAAGAGGTGCTAAATACGGTTGATCTATGACCTCATCCGCAGCCCAACTTCGCCAACACGAAATCAAAGAAGATATTCCATTCCTTGTCACTCTAGGTAAAAAGACATATCCATGTCGATATTTAAAAGAATGGACTTCCGGTAAAATCTCGTACCTGATTGCACAGCGAGAACCGAACCCAACAGCCGATGCCAAAGAAATGATCGCATTGATGGCATTGAATAATACTCTGGCATCGAAGTGTATCTCAATGTTAATTCTTGGATCGTATTGGAAAATCAAGTTACGTCATTGGTATTTCTGGCGCAAAATTTACCGCAATAATACCGGACGGCAGATAACAGAAGCTCTATCCACTGTATACGAAGCACTCGATCTCAGCTTTTTTTTTCAAAATATCGTATTGTTGGATCAGATGAATATGTTGAAGATGAGGCTGACGAAGACCGAACTGAAACAATTGTCAGCAGAACTTCAATCGGAGAAAAAGCTAGTTTTATGAAAGAGTTCGGTGTAAGTGATTACGATTACGAACACCGAATTTCAGTACCACTACGAACAATTATGTGCATTGACTTGCCAAGAGTTGACTACAATAAAGGAAAAATTAAGAAGTCAGAATTTGATGCTGTTGCTGCTGCCAATAAAGAGGCGAGTAAGAAGATCAGGGAGGCTAGGGAAAAGAAAAACAAAGAGGCGTAACAACCTCTTTTTTTATTATCTTTGCGAAAATACTTATCGCTATGGCAGACTCTCCAGATAAATTAGGCACGTTAGAATATGATATGCTTGTCAATCAAAAACTACTTGATAAGCAACTTGACGAGATCACCAAAAAATTACAAGAAAAGGATAAGCAATGGAAGGAAATACTTTCGGGGCAAGGAACTGTCGCTAGTCCGAAGATAAATGTTGCCGATCTGAATAATGTCACGAAGGCAAATGAAGCGATTGCCCAGAGTACTGTTGCAATAAAGAGTAGCATTGAAAAACTGAAAACTGAACTTTCAGAAAACGTAAAAGCATACGAGGCTTTATCCAGAGCCAAAAGAGCAGATGTAGAAGTTGGCGGTAAGCTACTCACAACAATAAACACCCAAAAAGATCAATTAAACGAATATAACAAAACGCTTCGTGCAAATATTCAGGCACGAAAAGATGCTGCTAAGGCTGCTGCTGATCAGGCTAAACTAGAACAGACAGCTAAGGTGTCATTGGAGTCTCAGCGATCAAAGGCATTTGTCAAATCTAATCTTGATGAAGAAAAGCAACTGACCGCTGAATTAAAAAAACAAGAGTCTGCATTGCGGTCGCTTGAGGCTCAACGATCAAAGGCTTACGTTTCAGGCAATATCCAGAAAGAAAAGGAATTGACTGCCGAGATCAAGGCGCAACAGTCTGCAATGAGAGCATTAGAGGCTCAGAGGTCAAAGGCATACGTTGCTACCCAGACTAAAGCACTTAGGGAAGAACAATTGGCGTTGCGTGCTAATTGGCAAGAACAAAAACTTAAAATGGCAGTCGATGCACAGGCAGTCGGTTCGATTGAACGGCTTCGGGCGCAATATGCCTTACTGAAATTTCAACTTACTCAGGTTAAATTCACCGATCCAAATGCTGTTGCCAATGTCCAACAGCTTCAAGCATCAATTCGTGGTGTAAAATCAGAAATTACTGATCTCCAACCAACCCTCGGATTTTGGGGCAAACTAACCTCTGCAATCAAAACATATGCAACAGCCTACCTTTCTGTTCAGGCTGTAATGGGTTTAGGTCGTGCTGTCTATATGCAGACTAAGGATTTAGATTCATTGAACTTCTCAATGAAAACTGTAATCAAATCCTCGACTGAACTCGCCCAGACACAGAAATTCCTTTCTGATGTTGCGATCAATTATGGTGGCGATTTGCTAACCATGTCTGAACGATACATTAAGTTCAGAGCAGCGGCATTACAATCCAATATGACAGCATCCGATACCCAGAAGATATTTGATTCTGTGAGTAAAGCAGCCGGAACGTTGGGATTGAAAACTGACGAGCTTTCTGGGGTGTATCTAGCTCTGGAACAGATGATTAGTAAGGGAAAAGTTTCCACAGAAGAATTAAGGAGGCAACTCGGAGAGCGACTTCCAGGTGCATTTGGAATCATGGCAAACGCATTAGGCGTTACAATACCTCAACTTGATAAACTACTAAAGAAAGGTCAGATACTTTCTGCTGATGCTTTGCCGAAATTCGCTATTGCATTAGAGAAAGCGTATGGTATTGAGGCATTGACTAAAATTGATACGTTGGCTGCTGCTCAGGGAAGATTGAGTACTCAGTTTACTGGGTTGATAAAAAGTTTGGGGGCAAGTGATGCGTTTAAAAATACAATCAATAATATAGCCGGAGCTATTGGATTCTTAAAGGATTATATGGATGTGATAATTACTACCGGAAAGGTATTATTAACACTCGCAATTGCCCAAGGTGCTTGGAAAGCAAGTATAATTCTTTCGATACCAATACAGAAGGCAATGCTCATATTGACAAAAGAACAAACCACGTTATTGCCGCTATTGAGCGCACAGCAATTAGCGGCTGCTACTACCGCTACCGCTGCTGCTGCTGGTACTACGATGTGGGCTAGGGCTTGGAACGCATTGAAGATAGCATTTGTATCTAATCCTCTAGGCGCAATACTTACCGCAATAACTTTAATTGGAACTGCCTTTTATTTATTGATTGATGACACTAAAAAAGCAAAAAATGAGGTAACTGGATTTGCTGATAATATGGCGGCACAGACAGCAAAACTTGAATTGGTATTTAACTCATTAAGAACTGCAACTAAGGGGTCGAATGAATTTAAAGATGCCATGTTCCAAATAAATAATATGCTGACAAACGGTGGATTTTTAGATAATCTACTGACTGAAAATAATTATCTGACAGAACAATCAAAGGCGTACAAATTATTAAATGAGGCTATATTTGATCAAATTCTATTGAAAGAACAGCAGGCTGAACTTGAAAAATCAATAGCTAAATATAGTGAAGTTGTCAAGAAAACACAGCAAGAAATATCAACTAAGCCTGTGAATGTAGATGAGTATGTTTCTTTTGGAGGATTGGTATCTAAGCAATACAAAAAAGAAGGTGCTGATTTTGGAATGTTCGAGCTTTCAGGTGATCAGCAGAATAAGATTCTAATGCAGGTAAAAGATACGGCAGAGAAAGGACTTAAATCTACAAAGGAAACATTAGATGATCTTAAGACTGGAGCATTAAAAACGGTAACTGAAATAATAGAAGGTTCAAAGGGACTTACCAAAGAACAAAAAGATAACCTGACTTCATTCTATACAAATAAATTAGTGTCTCTGACTACTGATTTAAGAAAAGCCGGAGATATTAATAGGGCTGAGATGAAGATGGCTGCCGAACTTTATTCTGTAACTAAGAAAAAAGTAAGCGATATTTTTGACCCGAAAGATTTAGCTGATGCCAAAGATGAATTTGACAAATTTAGCGGGCTTATCGGAGACGAAACTAAAAAACAATTCGTAGTTGATTCCAAGTATGTGCAGTCTGGAGTTGATACCTACAAGGCATATCTATTAAGACTTCTTGATGAATTTAAGAATAACCAGACAGCAAGAGTTGCTATCGAAAATGAAATATCCTCGATCAAAGAAAAAAAAGACCCAACAATTAAATTAGATGAAAAACGCAACGAAGCCCTAAAACGCCTCAACGACAAATACCTTGCTGATCAAGAAGAATTTGCCAATTTCGATCTTGGTATTGCTGCCGGACGTATTGCTGCAATGGAAGATGGTATCGAGAAAGAAAAGAAGCTGAATGAATTGGCTTATGAGAATCGGATTGCTGCTATTAACAAGGAAAAACAGCAACGACTAGATATAATAAATGAGATTGAAGGTCGTAAGAAGGGTTCTCCGAATGAAATACTTGACTTTAATGCTACTGGGCTATCGAAAGAAGGGCAGGCTAAAGCAGATGAGGGGTTGAAGAATGATACTCAATATCGTATCAATGCAAAGAAGGTTCTTGACGAAGCGAATATTAATTCAGAGAAAGACTACCAATATAAAATTGCTGAATTACGTCGTGATGCTAACGATCAATTCCTTTCCGGATTAGAAAAGGAACGTGCCGCTATTGATGAAAAATATGATGATTGGATGAGAAAGGCTGCTGCTGCTAATGATATTACATTAATGGCAGATATTGGGATTAATCAGAAGATAGCACAATCTGAACTTAACAAACAATACGAGCTTGATCAGCTTGATTTTGTTCGGGAAATTGAGTATAAGAAAAATGAGATTAGGCTTTCCGGTTCTGCTCAGTCGATGAAGTTAGAAAAGGCTAATTTCGATGTGTATGTCAAATACGAACGTGAACGCATTAAAATTCTTAAAAGTTCTACATCTATTGATAAACAGAAAGAAGGGATTAATAAAGAGGCTGCACTTGCTGTTGATGAAAAACTATTTAATATAAAGCAAGAAAAAGAACTTGAACAGAAAATTCTTGATGGGGCAAAGCAAATATCAGAAGAATATATTAAGCAAGCAGGACTGACAGGAGAATCTGCCGAGAACCTACAATTGGCAGTAAGCACGCTACAAAGCATTGCAAAAGGAGATTACCTTTCTGCTGCATTAGGTGTTGTGAGTAAAATACTTACATCATTTAAAAATTTCAGTTCAGATGAAAGCGAAATGGTTGCATATTTTGAACAACTTCAAGCTAAAATATCTGCCATTGTTGATAAAATATCCTTGTTAAATAACACGTTAGCAAAGATGGGTAGTTCTGCATCTGTAATGGGAGTTCAATTACTACAATCAGAAATGCTTAATCTAGCTAACGATGCTGCCAGATTGAATGAACAATTAAAGATAATTGCAGACAATGAAGGTCGTAGAGGGGTTGGGAATACAAATGCTGGAACTTCTACTGGCGGAAACAGAACTGAGGCTTCTGATGCTACCGAAGCACGTAAAAGGATTGTTGTTGACTTGATCAAGCAAACCGAATATCTGAATCAACAGATAATTTTACTGTCGAGTAAATTACTAAACCCCAATCTGACAGAGGAACAACGAAAGGCTGTTGAGGCTGTATTACAAGGGTACATTGATATAGTTGATGCAATTGATTCAAGTATTCAAAGTATAACCGGAACTTCAATTAACGAACTGTCAAATGCAATTGTAGATGCTTTCCTTGCCGGAGAAAATGCTGCTGAGGCTTGGGGTGCAAAGGTTAATGATATTATAAAGTATATGGTCAAGCAACAGTTGATTGCACAATTATTGACCAAACCTATAACTCAGGCAATTCAAACATTGGTGGGTGATTCTGCTGATGGAATAACACCCGATGAGGCACTTAAATTTAAAGATACCATTAAAGGAATAACTGAAGATGTAGCTCCGGCAATTGCAGCAGCATCCGAAGCTATGAAACAGGTTGGAATTGATTTAACAACGGGTGCAGCATCTTCTTCCGCAGCCGGTATCTCCAAAGGCATCCAAGCACTCACCGAAGATACTGGTCGCAGACTTGAAGGACTGATCAATTCAATTCGGGAGTCCGGAGTGATCAACATGGGGAATACAAAGCAGTTAGTTGAGTCAAGTCAGATGATTCAGGGATATGCAGCGCAGAGTCTCAGCGAACTGCGGATGGTAAATACCAACCTAGCTACCCAGATTGGGATATTCAACGATTGGTCAACAACGACAAATGGTACAGGTGGCAAAGGAATCAAAGTGTACGTTCAATAAATCAAAGATATGGAAGCAAATTTTTATATTCAACCAGTAGACGGCTCAGAAGTTGACATCGAATCAACTTTCGGTATTCGGGTAATGTCAGTTCGTGGACTTGAAAAAGGTGATCCAAAGGACATTTTCAAACGTGATTGGATTGCCGAGAATGGAGTTGACATTTATGTTCCCGCCGTCAGAGGTAGACAAGCCACTCAGGTTACAATGAATTGCTTTGCCATTGATGATGATGACTCGACCGCAAAGACAAAGTATGATGATTTTATTGCCTTTATAAATACGGGAGGCACAGGACATCAATTTGATTACTACGATACGCTACAAAACTCAAAAGTTCGTTGTATCTTTGAAGGAAAGAAAGCCACGTGGTATCACTTCCTGACTCCTAAGAAAATGACATTTGAAGTGACTATGTTTAACCCGACAGGAAATAAGACTGACTTATGATCGAAGTAAAATCAAAGACTGACGTTATCCTTGCTAAATCATACGACTATGATTATTCCGGTACACATATGGGAGAACGGAAAGTTACCGTCACTATACAGTCACCGACAGCTATTGACTTTAACATCGGTGACTACATTGATCTGGCATTATTTGAACACCCCGAAATAACCGAACGCTTCTGGCTTCAGTCAATACCTATCGGCAATAGAGTTTACAACAGCCT